AATAAGATTCCACGAGTTCAGAGATGACCTGATTATCAGGCAGGCAGCCGGGGAGCCGAACACATTTCACTGGGACGCTCCGCTAAGAGTCCTGGACCCGTCCTACCGCACGGCAGAGGAAATAGACCGTGCAATTTTCTGGGATGATAGGCGCAAGAGAGGGGAGATAAAGAGGGGTGAGATTAAAGCCTCTGTAATTACTGAGTAAATAACATGAAAAGAAAAAAAAGAATTTTCACGGATGAACAGGTAAATAAAATCCTGGCATTGTATCATGAAGGAAAAACTGATGCTCAGGTTGCGAAAGTAATGAAATTGAAAAGAGTTACCTATCTTGATGCCTTGAAAAACATAGTTGGGCTGACCGACACCATAAAAAAAATCAAAGAGACCCCTGATAGCAAGGTTGAAAAATCTCTGTTTGAAAGAGCCCTGGGGTATTCACATAAGGACACACAGTTTTTCTGCCACCAGGGCGTAATTATCAGCAAGGAATATGTTAAACATTACCCGCCGGATGTCCCGTCTTGTATTTTCTGGCTATGTAACCGGCAGCCCGAAAAGTGGAAGAACACGCAGAAGGTTGATATGTCTGCAGCAGTAAACCACAAGATTATCCGGATAATTATGCCCGAGAAAAAGAAAAATGGCTGAGACGACAGATATAAAACTCCAGGAATACCAGGCCGACTTTTTAATGGCCGACTGCCGTTTCCCTGCTTTAATCTCTGCATGGGGAACGGGGAAAAGCATGTGCGGGATATTAAAGGGCATGAAATTATCCGAGGAATATCCAGGCAACAGGGGAGTTATTTTCCGCAGGGAATTTACCGACCTGGCTAATTCCACGATGAAAGATTTTACGCTTTATACGGGGATTCCTGTATCTGAATATAAGAAAAAAGTGGAACTGCCGAACAAGTCCGAAATTATCTTCCTGCACATGAAGGAGCTGGATGTCCTGAAGAACATGAACATTGGCTGGTTTCTCCTGGAACAGGCCGAGGAACTTGAAAGTCCGGAGCAGTTTGATTATTTGGACGGCAGATTGAGGCTTAAAGCCGCAGGTATCCGGCAGGGTATGGTGATAGCTAACACGACTGACAAAACACATTGGCTGTATCAATACTGGGTGGAGAACGCCCGGAATGATGACAGGTTTAAATATTGGCAGGCGACATCCTTTGATAATGAAGAAAATCTGCCGGCTGATACAATCGCATCCTGGAAGCTGCTTAAAGAAAGGAATCCTGCTGTTTATAGACGCTTTGTCATGAATGAGTGGGGAGTATCTGCTGATGAGTTTGTTCTTATTCCATACGAAATATTGCAGTTACTGAGGCCGCTGGAAATTGAATATCCGTTTACCAGGCGCATTGTTTCTGTGGACCCGTCCCAGGGCGGCGATGAATGTGTGATATATGCGATGGAAAACTACCGGATTATTGACAAGCTCATTCTCCAGGGCGTGGAGTTCCGGGACACGATGAAAGTTGCCGGACATGTAGCAGTGTTTGCCAAGAAAAACATTATTGAGCATATTGCCATAGACAGTATAGGCATAGGCGCAGGGATTGCTGATAGGTTGCGAGAGCTGGGATTCCAGGTGTTTTATGTTCAATCTGCTGATAGGTCAGGCATTGCTCAATATAGCAATAAGCGGGCGGAGATGTATGCGTATGTCAGTGATATGGTCAGGGAAAAGCGTATTCCTTATCCGGCTGATGAAGAAGCCGCAAAACAGTTAGCCTCGGTGCATTACAAGGTCCTGGGCAGCAACGGGCAGATTGCCCTGGAGAAGAAGGATGAGGTGAAAAAACGTATAGGCAGAAGTCCGGATAGGGGAGACTGTTATGTTTACGGGATATATCACACGCAGTTCTGTCCGGATGCGTCTATCAGGAAACGGGATTACAACAGGCGGCACAGAGAAGAAGAAATGGCAGGCAGTTTTATGAGTTCGTGAGGTGCAAAAATGAAATGGCGGTCTTTTGAGGGAAAAGCGTAATGGACATAGTTGATTTGCAACAGATGTGGGCTGAAGGACTGGACGGGCAACGCAGCTGGAGAGGCAGGGCTGAGGAGTGTATCCGGTTTTACAAAGGGTTCTCTCAAAAGCAGTGGGATGCAGCAGATTTGCAGGTATTGCAAACAGAAAAACGGCCGGCGCTTACGTTGAATAAGATTGCCCCAATAATCAATTTCCTGTCGGGATACCAGAGGCAGAATAGGTTGGATATAACAGTTTTACCGCAACGACCCGACGCCCAGGGAGAAGCGGCTGTGGTGAATCATATCATCAAGCAGACGATTGACAATAACAACGGGCATTATGAGATAAGCGCATGGTTTGACGACGCAATAAAGACAGGCATAGGTTGGATGTCCGGATACATAGATTACACACACGACCCGATAAAAGGCGATTTGAAGCTGGAACGAGTGAATCCGCTGTTCATTGTGCCGGACCCGTGTTCTACGAAATACGACCTCTCCGATTGCGAATATATATTCAGGGCAACAAAAGTAAGGCTGAAAACGGTGATGGATATTTTCCCTGAAAAAGAAGATGAGATAATGGCAGGCGGTGAAATAGATTATGCAGACCTGGAAATACATCCTCGGGAAAACATCTCCGGAGATATAGCCTATTCGTCAACAAGAATTTTAATGAATCAGCTCCGGCCGAATGAGCAGGTAACTATTAAGGACTGCTGGTATCTAAAAACCTCACAGGTTGCTTATGTATATATTGCCGACAAGGGCGAGGTTATAGAATACGGGCCGAAAGACAAGAAACTTGACGAAATGGTTGCCGCTATACCGAACGCTGTCATAATTGAGCGACAGAAGAAAACATTATACAAGGCGACATACATAGGCAGCGTTCTGCTGCAGGATGTCAAAGACCCGTTGGGAAGCGTCAATAAATTGCCGTTTGTGCCGTTATACGCATACAGGGACGACACGGAAACAGGCGATAATGTTTGGGGATTGATTGACAACCTAATTGACCCGCAGAAAGAGATAAATAAGAGGCGCTCTCAATCACTGCATATACTCAACACTCAGGCGCATTCGGGATGGTTGATGGAAGATGGCTCAATTGAGGATGAAGGTTCGTTCAAAAAGCAGGGTTCAACGCCGGGGGCCCTGCTGAAATATAGAAAAGGTGCGATGAAACCGGACCGGATAACGCCAGTCCCGCCGTCTCAAGGGCATGTAGTTGCAGAACAAGCGGCTAATTCAGATATGAAAGAAATTTCAGGGGTAAATCCGGACCTGCTGGGAGCGAGGGCTGAACGCAGTGAGCCAGGAATTGTTATACAGTTGAGGCAGCAACAGGGATTGATAGTGATTCAGAACGTGTTTGATAACCTGAGACACAGCTTGTCATTACTGGGGCAGTTGATGATAGATGTTATTCAGGGCGCAGATACATACACGCAAAACGAAATAATGCAGGCTGTCCCAGAAGAATTGCAGCAGTATGTCCCGGCTGTTTTCAATAACAAGCAGATGTCCCGATACAACGTGTCTATTATCACACAATCATCCACGCCCACTGCAAGGAGCATGGATTTTTATAAGCTGATTGAAATGGTGAAAATGGGATTGCCTATACCGCCGGATATCCTCCTGAAAGCAAGCGACCTGCCATACAAGGAAGAAATGCTTGCCCGGCTGGAACAAGCACAACAGATGCAAGCGGGAGCAGTTGCTCCCGATAATATGGGCGGCGCTCCTGTCCCGCCCCTGAACATGACGGGAGAACTCGGGTAACCTTTGACCGTTACCAAAGGAGAAAATAATGGGCGCAGTAAAAGTAACATCAGAAACGATAACAGCAGAACAGTTGGAGCAGTTGACTCCGGAACAAGTTAAAACTCTGGAGAGCGGGGGAGAAGTGGATATGAATCAAACCGTCCCGGTTGAAACCCCGGCAACAGGGGACGAAGAGACACCCTCTGAGCCTGACGAGGAAAAAGAACAGGCGGCGGATATAGAGGCTTTGAAGGCGCAGGTAAAAAGCGAATTGTCCGCAGAATGGGAGAAGGAAAGAAGGGGAATAACTGCTGACCTGAAAGCTGAACGGGAAAGACGCAGGCATGCTGAACAGCAATTACAGGAAATACAGGCTCAAGCGCAGGGGAAACAGGAAGCAAACAATATGGACGGATTGACTGAGGATGATTTCCCGACGGTTGGGCATGTGAGGAAAATCAACGAAGAAGCCATCAAAAAGATTCAGGCGCAGTTTGAAACCGAGAAGCAAAACTTGATACTGGCGATAAGCGCACGATTGGCTCAGGAAAGGCACAAGGATTATAACGACGTGCTTGCGTATTTCGGGGAAATGGCAGCAGGGAATGAAGATTTGCTTCAACAGGTTCTTGCTGACCCAGACCCGGCTGAACGGGCTTACCAGGAAGGGCTTAAACATCCCAAGTATCAAGCAGGAAAACAGAACAACAACGATTTAATAAATACAATTAAAAACCGACCTAAGACAATCACGGGCGGAGGCGGAACGAGACAGGGGAAAATAACGCTGGAACAGGCAGCGCAGATGAGTGATGAACAATGGGCTGCTCTTCCGCCGCAGGAACGCCAGAGGTTATTGTCAGGCGGTTAATGGAGGTTAATAATGGCTGGAGACACGACTCTTAACAATGCCAATCTGAATGCGCAGGTATGGGCTAAAGATTTGTGGGTAGAGGCGCAGGCGGAAAACTTTTTTGCCAAGTTTACGGGCAAGGAAAATCCTACCGCAGATAAGGCAAACAAAGTGGCGCTTAATTCAATAGTTCACCTGAAAGAAGATTTGACTGAGAAACCGGGGACTGTTATTACGATACCGCTGGCGATGAAACTTACCGGGTCCGGAGTAACCGGGGATAACGACCTGGAAGGTAACGAAGAGCAGATGGTATTTTACGATTTCAGCATGACGGTTGACCAGTTGAGAAACGCTGTTAAGCTGAAAGGGAGATTGGAAGAGAAAAAGGCTGCTTTCAGTATGAGAACAGCCGCAAAGAATCTCTTAAAGATATGGCTGACAGAAGCTATGGATAAGGCTATATTTACGGCTCTTTCCACGAGCCCGACGACTAACAGGGTGCTTTATGCGGGAACAGGCAATGCTGACACCGGTGATTTGGAAACAACCGACGTATTTACCCTTGACCTGATTTCCATAGCAAAGCGCAAGGCGAAAATGGCGTCTCCCAAGATAAGGCCGGTTATGGTAAAAGGCAAGCCGTATTACATACTGCTTGTGCATCCTTACCAGATGAAGGCTATCAGGGATGATGACGACTGGCAGAACGCCCAGAAATACGCCGGTGTGAGAGGCGACGAAAACCCGATTTTCTCCGGTATGGAAGGCATTTACGACGGGGTAGTGATTCACGAACACGAGAACGTCTATACTGCTGATGACTGGGGAACTGGCGCAGTTCATGGCGCAAGGGCGCTTTTTCTGGGAGCGCAGGCCGCAGGCGAGGCAATAGCACAAAGGCCTTTCTGGGAAGAAGACCTGTTTGACTATAAAAACAAGGTAGGTTTTGCGACAGGGCTTATATGGAAAGCTGCAAAAACGCAGTTTAACAGCGAGGATTACGGCACGATAGCGATTGACACGGCCATCGTAGAGGACTGAACAACCGGGGGCGGCTTGCATAGCGCCCCCTAACTTTCACGGAGGATAAACGAATGAAAAAAATTAAAGGGCTGGCGGTCCTGGTTGTGTTTGTTGTGATGGCTGCTTTTGCCTACGCTCAGATGTATGGATGGCAGAGATACTGGCTGAGCATATCAACGCCGGAAGGTGAATCCTGCTCTGGTGTGCAGGTAACCGTTTATGACGCAGATACAAGCAATGTGGCAACACTTGCAACCGACAGGACTGCCTCGGAAACTTATATTACGCAACCTACGGTTGATAGCAGGGGAATATGCAGTTTCTGGTATAAAGGGACAAGTTGCGATGTAACAATAACCGAGACGCCGGTAAGTAAAAATGTGATAAAGGTTTCCGGGCTTACGCCAAGAAGTCATAAGGTAATATTCTATCCTGCAAAATTTGACAGTTTTGGCACGGTTACCGCAACATCCCTGAACGCTACAACTCTTAAAGGTGTGCAATCCGGCACTTTTGGCACGGTTACCGCAACATCCCTGAACGCTACAACTCTTAAAGGTGTGCAATCCGGCACTGCTATAGGCGGAACAATTACTTTTGACAGGAAATACTTATCTGCTCCTAAGGTGTTTTTTGAGATTGAAACGGATTCTGACACGGATGTTCTAAGAGATGTTAAATTGACAGACAATAGCAGCACGGAAACTGCAACTTACAAGGTTATCAGTTATAACGGCTCAACTTTTTCAGATGCAACGGATACCGACACTATTATATGGACCGCTATTGGGACTGAATGAGGGGAAGGCAGAGGCGGCGGAGGTTAACCTCCTTTTCCCTCCGCCTGCCGCTGTCAAACGAAAGGAGCTGTAATATGATTATCAGATACACGGGAAGAAAACCGAGCTATACGCTGAAGCTGACAAAAAAGAAAATATATCTGTTTAACCCTACTTGCGAAATTACCGATGAAAAAACGATAAACTTCCTGCTTAACCCTAAATTAAAGGGCTTATTTATCAATGAGGATATGGAAGGAAAGCCGGAAAAACAAGAAGTAATAGAAACGCCTGTGAAGGAAGAAAAACCTGTCTATAAATGCGGGGTATGCGGATACGAGGCAAAAACAAAGCAGGCTTTATCAGCTCACATGAGGAAACATAAATGACAACGGCCGAGATACTTGCTGCTGTAAAAAGCAGAACAGGCAGGGGCAGCGCCATTACCAGCATAGACGCTGAGCTTGCCGGTGTCCTGAAAGCGATTACAACCGATTACGAGTTTCTGCAGAAAAGCGGGACCATAACGACTGCTTCCGGCACAAGGGAGTATTCACTGCCGGAGTATTGCAATAATGTGAAGGAAGTCCTTAATGAAGAATGTATTCCTATTGTTGAGGCTGATTTTAACCTTGTCATTCGTGGGACTGCTACCGGAGAGCCTGCTTATTATTCTCTATACGGGCAGAAGATACTGTTTCATCCTATCCCGGATGACGAATACACGATAACTGTTTATTATGCTTACAGCCATCCTGACAGCCTTGATACGATACTGCTTGATAACAGGTTCAAGGAATGTGTCATTGAAGGTGTATGTTACGAGGTTTATAAAGGGATTGGAGAGCCGGAACTCGGAACGGCGCACAGGGCGGCTTATTTTGAACAATTAAACATCCTTATACCCACGATACCAAAACAAAAGTTTATTGAATACAGAGATTTGTAAGGAGGCATGATGGCTTTTATAAATAAATGGGACGAAACAACGCCTGCAAATACTGAGAGCGTCAATGCCGGAGCAAGCAGGATGCGGGCCCTCAAGGTGTCTATGCGTGAGCGGCTTGCTATTGACCATAATTTCAAGGCTGACGAAACTGGCGATTCGGATATAGGCAAGCATAGCCAGGTTGAGCTGATAGAGAAAGCTGAGGACCTTGATGCGCCGACTGCCGGAACGGTTCTTTATGACAAATCAGGCAATGTTTATATGAGAAAGAAAACAGGAAACCCTATACAACTGGTTGATGAGACAGCTCAGACTATTGCGGGAGTGAAAACATTTTCCAGTATTCCTGTATTGCCGAACTCTGACCCGGAAACTGACAACCAGGCTGCACGGAAAAAGTATGTTGATGACAGGAAGTATATAGAAATAAACGAACAGACTGATAGTTACACTCTTGTTTTAACAGACGCAGGAAAAATTGTAGATATGAACAAATCAACCGCAAACACCCTGACGGTCCCTGCAAATGAATCTGTTGCCTTTCCTACCGGGACTGTTGTATTTATCAGGCAAAAAGGCGCAGGGAAAACAACTATTGCGCCGGATGAAGATGTAACAATAAACAATCAATACGGGCTTGTTTTGACAGCGCAGCATGCCGGAGCGTCCCTTTTGAAAGTTGATACAAACACATGGGTTGCTTTCGGTTCTCTTGAGGAGGTAAGCTGATGTCGCAGGAGTTGCTTTTACTCGGGATTATGCAGGGCGATGAAATTGTCGTGCCTGAACTGTATAACGCAGGAACTGAAGGTGTGTCCTGGGTTGCAGGATATTCTAACGGCTCAGGCTCTCAATCTAAAGAGGCGGGCTATCTTGCATTAACCGGAGACGTCTTATACGGAGAAAGAACTTACGTGACGGATGTCAAAGTCCGGCTGCTCAGATACAATACCCTGAGTATAGACTGGGGCAAGACAAGCGGAACAGGTGATTGTTACTTATGCGTGAGCACAAGCAAAACAGGGTCACATTCTACATATACCCTTCGTATTACAAGAGGACTGGAGTTTGGGCTTACACGGTCAACGCAAACGCTTGATATATCATCTCTCAATTCAAGGTATTACATCAGGGTTCATGCAAGAGGCAACTTGGCCGGCGTCAACCTGCGTGCTTATAAAATCTGGCTTGAATAATGAAAAAACAATATGCCATAGTTTCTCCGGTTGCCGGTATCAAAGAGGATTTGCCGTCTATCCTGATAGGCGATGTTTATACGCCCGGGTTATCTAAAAATATAATTTTCAAAGACGGAGTGGTTAAAAAGGCTCTCGGAAGAAAAAAACTGTTTGAAGAGCCTCTGGATTCTGTTGACCATACGCCAACGATGACGGCAAACGATGCGCCGGGCCCGGAAGTTGTTAGCGGTTACCCAGCAACAGATTCCACTACTTTCAAGCTGTTTGACGGAGACGATGACACATACGCAGTAAACGTGAACCTTGTGGATGCTCCAATATACTGGTGGTGGAAACTGGATTTCGGAGAAGGACATGCGCAAACACTTACAAAAATAAAGATATTGCCGAAAGACCTGTTTTTATATTCAAGCATAAAAGATTTTAAGTTGCAAGGCAGTAACGATGATACAGAATGGACGGATTTATACGAAGGAGTAGTTGAGCAGGCCGCAGCTTGGCAATCATTTGTTTTTGATAATGATACTGCCTACAGATATTACAGGATATACATTACGAGTAATTACGCTTCAGAAGACCCTGTTAATAAATATATCGTTAATTGCGCCGGAATTGAGTTTTGGTCCGGCGGGGAACAGTCAAAAATAAACCTGCTTGCGAATCTTGAACAGTCAACCGGAGATAAGTTTCTTGTTGTCGGGACGCATAAGAAGATTTATTTCAGGGATATTTCTAATTTTGCTGATATAACAGGAGAGGCGGAACTTACAGGGGAAACAAAGGATTTATGGTTTCATGTTGCATACGGGGATTACCTGATACTGACAAACGGCAAGGACCCAATCCTGAAATGGAGCGGGTCCGGAGATGTGGAAGAACTGGGAGGAACGCCTCCGGATACGGCTAAATTCCTGGCGAATTTCAAGAATTATCTTATAGCGGCAAACATCTCTTCCGGGGAAGTTATATCTCCCGGAAATATCGCATGGGCAGGAATAGGAGAGATGGAGAAATGGGCTGAAGGTGATGTCGGGTCAAGCACGGATTACGGTGAGGCGGTTGTATCTGACGCTATGCCAATTACAGGGCTGGGTGTTTCTACTGATTTTCTTGTTGTGTATAAGCAGTTTTCTATACATCTTGTCCGGTTTGCGGGCGGGGACATAGTATTTAACATTGAGGACAGAATAAAAGGTGTCGGCACATCTTCTCCTGCAAGCGTGGCGATTCTTAACGGGATAAACTTTTTTCTCGGAACGGATAAGCGATTTTATGCTTTTGACGGAACGCAGGCCGTAAATATCTCTGAGAACATAAAAGATATTTTATCTTCAATTGAAACGGATAACCTCGGTCTTGTGTCGGCTGTAACCATACCGGAACAAAATCTTATTTTATGGGCTGTGCCTGCCGGCAATGTAACAGGGAACAATACTCTCATAATCTATAACGCTGCAACCTCAGCATGGACTCGGGTTGATTGCGAATGTAATGTCTTGTCAGCAGGCGGATATGAACAACAATCAGACGAGAGCTGGGATACCATACTGGGAACATGGCAGGAACAGAACCGGACTTGGGATGAAATAAGTGTCGCAAAAGGAAGCAGGAAATACCTTGCGGCTGGCGATGACGGGTTTATTTACGAGGTGCTTTCTTCTGTTCTGGATAATGGAATAGAGTTTGAAGGGGAGTTTGTTACAAAAAAGATTGATTTCGGTGCGCCCAATATCATGCGCCGGATTCTCAAAATGCAGCATTATTTCAAGAACGGTTCGCCTGATGACACGATTGAAGTGTCAGCAAGACTGGATAATTCGGCAAGTTTCTCGGATGAGCAGGAGTTTGATACGCACATTGAAAACGAGGATGAGTTTCTTGTGATAGACCAGTTTTGCGATTATGTTGCAAAGACCCTGCAACTGAAATTCAAAAGCGGTTCGCAGTGGGAGTATATGGGAACTATCTTTTATTATTCTGATATGGGGTTGAGATGAGACAGGTTATTTTACCTCAGTTGCCGCAAAAAAATACAACAGAAGAACTGGCAAGGTATATCAACGCCTTGCATAAAGAAATTTACATGCTTAATTTTGAGCTTGCTAAAGTTAAAGGATTGACAGGTTCGTTTACCAACGGGGACGGGGATACTGTTACGGTTGAGGACGGGCTTATTAAGAACATAACGGCTGCACCTTAAACATGATACAGAGAGTAATAGACAAAAGGTATATATCGGACATCCTGGAAATGGCGGCACGGATTAAGGTATGCGAGTTTGATTTGAAAGAACTGTCTATTTTTCTATCTCGCAACATGGATAATCCTGCCGTGCTTGTTTTGATGGATACAGGCAAAAACGCTTTTTCGGTATCTTCCGTGTGGCGGGATATGGTTACGCCTTATGTGATGATTATGTATGCCTGGTCCAGCCCGAAGTATCCGGAGTTGTCAAGTATGGAAATGGCAATAATAAAACGATGGGCTAAGACGATGGGAATGTCCGTGATACGGGCAGTAGTAAGGAAGAACATTAAAGCATGGGAAAAAAAATACGGGTTCAAGCAAGACGGATACCTTGTAAAACTGGAGGTGTGATATGAGTTTCGGTTCAAGTAAAAGTTCAAGTAAACCTGTTTATTATCCTGAACAGAGAAACGCTATGAATACCTTGCTTGCAGGCTCTATGGGACAACTCGGCCTGGGAGGAACGCAGGCAGGCAGCACAGGGCTTCTTGGTAATCATTGGGTTGGTTTATCAGGGATATTCCCATGGCTTAACAGGACGCCCCAGTATAACAGGACACCACAGCAGAATATCTTTGATGTGCTTGCTCAACCATACACAGGGCAGTTCACAGCTCCTATGACGAATTATGAGAACGAGGGGCTGAACAGAATGCTTGCGATACTGAACGGGAGTTATGACCCTCGGACTTCGGATTATTACCAGGGAATGAGAACGCAGGCATTTGATGACCTTGCTGACGCAAAAACACGGACAAGACAGGCTGCGACACTGGGCGGTATGCTTGCGTCAACACCACGGATAAACCAGGAAAATACACTTGAAAGAAAGACAATGAACGACTTGAACGCTCTCCTGGGCGGGATGTATGAAACTGAACGCAACAGAATACAAGAAACACTGCCGCAGTTTATGCAGGCTGCCGGAATAGAGAGAGGCATACAGCAATCGGAACTGGACAAACAATACCAAGACAGGCTGAGACAGTTGCAGGCTTTGGGCTTGCCGTTACAGACGGCTCTACGGATTGCGCTCTGGAGCCCGGGACAGTCAAGCAGCTCAAGCGGGTTCAATATAGGTATTGGCAGCGTAGAAAAAACAATTTAAAAATGGAGGCAAACCATGCCTGAATCGCAAACACGATTAAGCGGAATTTTTACATTACTTGCACCTTATTTTGAGAGGCAGAAGCAAAAAAAAAGAGAAGAACTTGCAGGGATGATTACAAAGGTCCTTTCCGGCAATGCTACGCCGGAAGAAATAAGCATGCTGCTGGCAAATAATCCTGAAGCTCTGACGACTGCCCTTGCAACGCAACAGACACAAAACAAACAGCAGCAGGAACAATGGCAACTTGGCGAACAGAGGCGGTTAATGGGGATGTTACAGCCGCAGCAGCAACAGGCGACTATGCCGACACAGCAGGATATAACACAGGCTTTTTCTGCAAGGCAGGGTGGAAGGTTCAGCAATATACCTTTTCCCACGCCACAGCCTGCAAGAACTGTTTATCCGCAGGATGAGCAATACCGTAATGTAGCAGCACAGCTTGAGGCATTGGGCGGCAGCGGGCTGAATATTGGAAAGCTGCTTACAGAACGGTCGCAGGCAGGATATTATGACGCAGGGGCGGCTGAACGTATTGCTGAGGCGGAATATAAAACAAACCTTATACAGCAGGTGCAGGCAAAGACTGCAGAAATTTGGCAGGACATTGAAAAGAAAAAACAGTTATTGCCTATTGAAATACAGGAATTAGAAAACAATGTGAACTTGTTAAAAAACAGAGCAATGTCAGAAGCCGCCACTGTGGATAACTTGAAAAAAGAAGGCAATCTGATAGATGCAAGGGTTTCTGAACAGAAAGTAATAAACGAGTATCTTCCGGCTATTAAACAGGCTGAGACTGCTTTGCTGGCTGCACGAAAACAATCAGAATTGGCAGACGCAGGGTTAACAGGCGCAAAAACACAACAGGTTAAGAGTGAGACGGAAATAATAAAATCAGGCGGGGCGCCCGGGATGGTTAAAGCTACACCGTTGACATCCGGTCAGAGAAATCAGCTTAGTAAATTTGCACAGAAGCTTGAAGCAGATAGCAGGAAAAAGGGCGGACTATGGCATAAAGACCCTGAAATTAAAAACAGAGGGCAAGCAGAGGCTTCAGCAAGAGAATTTGGATTATATGATACTAACCACCCGGAAGTAAAAGCAGTGTTAGACCGCTATTTCCCTGAAGATAAAACTACACAGGCACAGTCGCAAGGACAAGCAGGTATGATAACCAGACCTAAAACAGCCGAAGAATATCTTAAATCAAAAGGTTTCTAATGACAATACAGGAAGTTATAAAAGACCCTGATTACACAGGATTGCCTGAAGGTGAAAAGGCAAAGGTAGTGAACTTTGTTTTGCAAAAAGACGAAGATTTTAATAGATTGCCTGATATTGAACAAGGTAGAGTCCGTGAGTATTTTATTAAGGGTCTATATCAACAACCGCAGACTATGGGGGCAAAGTATGCGGAAATGTTGCCAGTTGATATACCGGACCCGAAACTTGCAGGCGCACAGGTATTGCAGGCAAGCCCGCAGGTATCGCCGTTTACGCAGGGAGTGGCAAGAACACAACTGCCGGAACAGATTATTGGCCATGCATACGGACTGGGTAAAGGGTTTTTTGGCATACCGCAATTAATGGCGGGAAAAGAGGCAAGTCAAGCGGCAGGAGAGATTGCAAAAGAACATCCGATTGTATCCGGCATAGGGGAGTTGGGCGGAACATTGCTGACCCTTCTTCCTATAGGCGGGCTTTTTACGCCACTTGCAAGCAGGGCAAATATCAATCTTCTGCTGAAAGGCAAGACCACAGCGGCAAGGTTTATACCGAGAATGATACAATCCGGAGCGACTTTCGGGAGTTATAACCTGTTAAAAGAAGCAAGCAGGCAAGTGTTGGAAGGAGTTTTTGAGCCTGAGAAATTGGCGGAAGAAACAGGGAAAGGCGCAGCATGGGGCGCAGCGATAGGAACAGGCGGAGCTATTGCGAACCCTGTTAAGAGAGTTGTAGCTTCGGGAGTGGGCGCAGGCGCATTGACGGCTTTGGATAACCTGAGAAAAGACGGGAAACTTAATCCTGTTGATATAGCTTTTTCTACTGCCTTAATTGCAGGATTCACCGCATTGAACGCCCCGAGAGTAACAAAGTCTATGAGAGACAGGGCTACTGCTGACCTTACAAACGCTTTTTATGCCAGGATGAAGCAGGTGCATGGAATTAAAGACCCGGAAGCAAAAGCAGTTGCAAGAGGGCTGGCTGATTTTGCACAGCAGCAGGCAGACTTATCCAGAGGAAAAACCTTTACTGTCGGGGAAATGGAACGGGCTACTGCGGAAATTCTAAAGAAAGGGCAGATGTTTTATCAGCAGTTCGGGATAAATCAGAACATAACCGATATAATCAAGCCGGATGTAGTAAGGAAAGTTGGCGGGAGTTTAATGGTGCAACCGCCACAGCCGAGCATGCCGCAGACGACCATTCAACCTGTTATGCCGGCGATGCCGAAGCCTGCCCCGTTGGGATTGCCTACCGCAAGGACTGTCCCTGAACGGATAGCAAAACCCAATCTCCCGGGCCCAGAGCTTGAGCCGATACAGGTTGAGCCGACAGCACAAGAGATATTAAAACCTACGCTTCCAAGCCCAGAGCTTGAGCCGACACAGGTTGAGCCGACAGCACAAGAACAGGCAATAATCAAAGCACGGAAGCATATACTTGATAAGATAGAAAAAGTAAAAAGGGAATACGACAGGGATATAGGTAAAGACAGTATCAGGCAGTTGATGAAACGGACAGACCTTGCTTCGGTTGAGAGGTTTATTCCTTTAAACGAATTAAAACAAGACGGGTTATATCCTTTTGATTTTGCTGCCAGAGGGACAGGAACGCCTATTGACAAAATAGCGCAGGAAGCGTATGCTTTAACTGGAGAAGGGGAAGTAGGGATATTGCCGAGACCGCCTGAAGGCGCATATCCGGATGAATCACTTTTCCAGGAATTTTTGAGATATGGGAAAGACAGAAAAGAGGCAATAACCTATGCGCAACAAGAAGTAAAAATGCGATATGAAGAAGAATTATACCAACTCCAGCAGGAGTTAAGGAGCATAGATGGACAAACGGCAAGAGCTGCTGAACAGATACAGAGAACTGGTAACGAGGCAGGCAAAAGTCAGGCATATTCTTCAATACGAAAGGGAGCAACTGAAGAATACACTGAAGAAGAAATCAGAGCAGCCGCCGCAGAATTAACGCAGGAAGATATACAAGATACACAGGAAGCTATAGCGCAAGGTCTTGAAGTCCCGCCATTATTCCGCAAAGCCATAGAGTTTATAAGCCAGCAAGAAGCACAGAAACCTACCGAAGAAGCCCCCGCGCAGGAATTGCCGGAAAAGCCCGCAGAAATAAAACCTGTCGCTGAAATCAAAGCCGGTGATGAAGTTGTTGTTAATGGTATAGAACAACCTGTTAAAATACAAGACATCCGCACGGAAAAAGACCTGCAAGGAAACGCCTACACGGAATATCTTACCAAAGACGGATGGATAGACGAAAGCAGGATAAGCCGCAAGTTACCGCCTGTTACGAAGCCGGAGCCGTTGATTGAGGCAGGAGTTCCTAAAAATGTGTTTGGTCGTTCAATTTCAGAGTTTGAAGACAAAATAGTAAAAAAAGCAAAATTGCGAGGCTGGGAGGATATACCCAAAAGCGTAGAGACAATAGCGGAGCAAAAAGCATTGCAAGACATTGCTGATGATTTGGGATATAAAAAAACAGATAGGCGATATAGCCGTCCAGAAGAATGGTTGGCATTAGAGTTTGGGCTCAAAAGACATGACACGATAAATGCACTTGACAAGTTAAATAAACTTGTTGCATCCGCCGCTCCTACAAAACAACCTACCGCCGAGCAAGCCCTTGAGCAGATGAGAGAAGAGAGAAAAGCGGAGAGAGAAGTTCAGACCCTGCCGGATGAAAGGGATATGTTTCAAGCCAAGACGGAGGAAACTCCTGCAAAAGAGCCGTGGGAGATGACGCAGAAAGAATATATCGGGGAAAGTGCATATCTCATGACAGGAGCAAGGGAACACGAAACATTTATAAGAAACGCATTAAGAGAAGGCAAGCCCGTCCCTGCTGAAGTGTTGAAAGATTATCCGGAGTTGCAGAAGAAAGAGCCATGGGGATTAGCCATAAAACCTAAAGCCATAAGCATTGAAAGTTGGGATAACATCATAACACCAGATGAGCATAGCGGAGGCAAGGAAGTATGGGAATTGAAACAGTATGCCTTCCAAGCCAGATACGGTAGGGAGTTAGGAGGCAACACAGATAAAAACTTTAATAAAAGGTATCAGGAGGCGAAAGACATACATAAAGATATTATCAGACAAGCCCTCTCCGAAGGTAAGCCTGTCCCTGCCGAAGTATTGAAGGATTATCCGGATTTAATTAAACGTGAAACAGACCCTTCCAAAGTGCAGCGGATTAAGGATGAGATAGCCATAGGTGAAATGGCATTGAAATCAGGGAAAGGCGCTACTGGCAGAAAGTTGTCAAATGGTGAGTTATACGCAATACGCAGGTCAGTTGATAGAGACAAGCAGAAGATAGGATTACGGGAAACATTGCCGGGGTTTGGCGACCCTATGGCAATGGAAAAACAGAAACTTGAAGAAGCTCGTATTAGAATGGCGCAGATAAAACAACATGAAAAATCAATGCAGAAGCAAGTCGTAAAAACAGAAGAAATAGAATTGCCTCCTGCGCCGCCGATAGAACAGTCTACAATAGATGACGCAATAGTGGACGAGGGCAAGGATTTTCGTTGGTGGGAATATTTTGACCCGCAGACCGCAGAATACGAAGGGGATATACCCATAACGAGAAGGGAAGCTGAAATATTTTTAGATGCGCCAACAGCTATTTCGGTCCCTGGTAAAGGCAGGGCATCTACCAACTTCAGCATTTACCGCACCAAGCCGAGAGGAATTGATACTACCGGAGTTGAGGGGTATTATATTAAGAGAGGCAGTATAGATTTTTCTGCCGGAGCTGGCAGGCCTGGATTAAAAGCTGAAGAAGTTAATGACCTGAGAGGTTTATATGAAAACATCATTAAAGAACGCAGGGAAACGGAGTTCGGGAAGCAAGATAAGATACAAGTTGCCGGAAGAGAAGATAGGATTCAAAGGCAAGCCGGAAATACAAGCAGAATACGGGACAAAGAAGAAGTAACGGAAAGAGCGCCGTATGAAACAAAAGGTATTAGAGGTTACGGATTTGACATCCAACCTTTTACGCCTGGAACAAGAGAATCCTTATCCGCATATAACGAACCTACCAAGAAAAGCGTATCTATAAAAGAGCCTGTTGAACCTTTCTTTCAGCAACCTGCTGATAAATCCGAGTTGCAGGATATTGCACGCCTTGCAAAAGAAAAGCAACTCTCCCATAGGCAAGTCAATAATTTGCTGCATGTCTATACCGGCCGGAAGAAATTATCTGACCTGACAAGCGATGAAGCCCTTGCTTTCCTTGATATTATCAACGGGATAGTGGAGAAACGCAGCGGGAAACCGCCCACTATATCAAGAGGGAAGGATATAGCAACGGCTGATTTCTTTGAGAAAAGAAAGACCATAGAGAAACCCGGGCCTATTGCTTATATATTTTTTGAGCCGTGGCATGTGTTTAAGAAGTTGGGTATATGGGATGAAGTCGGGAAACCTTTATATGAGGCCGATTCACAGGCACGGGAAAATACTTCTGCTCAATTTTACAAGATACGGGATTGGCAGAGAGCCGTTTTCAAAGGATTGAAACGCAGAGAGAGAATTGAGGCGTCCCGCAGGATTTGGCAGATTGCAGACGGGACTATTTCTGCTGAAGAACTGACCAAGGCCAGGCCTATTGAAAAAGAGGTTGCAGAGAAATGGCGTATCCTTGCTGAGGAATACGCTGATAAGTTGGGCCTTCCTGTAGAACAAAGGCAGGAGCATTATGTATCGCATATTATTGAGGACCTGTTCCGTGATATTCTCAAGTCAAAACATCCTTTCCCTGAAGAGCTGGCATCTGTTATGCAGTTTATACACACAAAAGAAGTGTTTGACCCGTTCCTGCAGAAAAGGTTGGGATTTCCTATTGTGAAAGAGGATTTCTTCCTTTCAGCAAGCCGGTATATCATTGCCGCAGAAAAGAAACTTGCCTACGATGAGGCCCTTTCCAAGATTGAGCCTTACCGAAACAGGGCTGAAGGTAAGAGTGCTTTACCTGGCGAGGTTATTGATTACATTGATATTGTGGTAAATAGCGCTTTCCTGAGGCGGCCGCACCCGCAAGATAAGATTTTCAAGGCTGGCCTGGAGAAGGTTGCCGAGAAACTGCCGCCGAGAAAGGTCAAGTTATCTCCGGAGATAGCCGAAAAAGTCGGGCAAAGTATTCTTGAGGTCCCGAGAACTGTCGGCAGCAAACCTGCTACCACGATAATAAGCAAGGCAAAAGAACTCTCTTACATGTCCCTGATTGCAGGCAATATAAGAACAATGGTTGTGAACTTTACTCAGCCTATTTCTGCCCTTGCGAAACTGGAAGGGTTACCACATCAAACTATATCCGATATGACTTACGGGTATATGAAAGCAATACCACGCCTGCTACGGCCGTCTTACTGGGAAGCGTTTGAGAAAGCAGGGATACTGGAAGATGTAGAGGGCATCCTGGAAAATCCCGATGTGCATATTAAGTATAGGCTTGCCTTGAAAGATATGCTCTTCTGGAATATGAAAATTTCCGAATTTATGAACAGGGTATCTACCGCTTATGCTGAGGCAAGGAACAAGCAGCGTGTAGGTGATATTGATGAGCTTATAGAGATACGCCCGGACTTGAAGAAACAGGCTGAGTTTATAAGTAAAAACCTGTCCGATACGATAAACTTCAAGTATGGCTCGCTTTACAGGCCGCCCTGGACTTTGTCGCCTATGGGGCAGATGGCCTACTACTTGCAATCGTTTACCCTGAAGCACGCACAGCTGTTGTATGATATGGCGAAAGATTTAAAAGTAGAAAGCTTGCCGAAAGATTTTATCAATGACCCGGGCAAGACAATGAAAGACCTTACAACCAAACAAAGAGGGGCGCTGGTGAGATACCTTGTGCTGCTCTCATTGGTATCTTCATCGGCTCTGGCTGCGCTTGGAATGAAAAGAAAGTGGGAGTTGCTGGAAGTGAGCCCTTCCGAAGCTCCTGTATGGCGCTTATTTGTTGCGCTTGTTACGCAAGATATGGGAGAACTTGCACGAGTATCAAAGAGTTTTATTCCGCTCAGGGGAGCTGCCCGAAGGGTTAAGAGGATAGTTGAAGAAGGTCCAAAAGGAATACTGGGAACAGGGAAAACAAAGAAAAAAGAACAATGGGGGGAATTATGAAAAAGTTTATTGTTGTAGTTATAGGGATAATTTTTGCAGCAGGTATATCTTTTGCGCAGACCACGGGGCGGTTTTTCTTTCAGAAGAATGTTAATGCTAATCCTGCCACGGCAGTTACGGTTACTGATAAGAATGTAACGGGCATATTTGTTTATTCTCCGAACATCAATTATAAAATTGCTATCAATGGCACGACTTATACGCCCATGAAAAAAGGCGGTGCATTTAATTTTTCAGGGCTTAAGCTGGATACGATGACTTTGAAAATAATGGGCGAAGGAGAAACAGATACAGGTATTGTGCATGTTATTTACACAAAATAATGGAGGAAAAATGAAAAAGTTATGTGTGATTGTATTTGTATGTATTGCAACTATACTGATGGCGGGCATATTTCCGCCTGGAGGCGTAAGTAATTTTTCCGACCTGGACGATGCGCCTTCCTATACAGGCAATGGGGGAGAGGTTATCTCTATCAAAGATGATGCATCCGGGCTTTTGTCTAAACCTGTAACTGGGGATGCCGGGCTGATTGATATTACGAATAATGATACGGGTATCAGCATTACTCTTACAGGATTAAAAGATGTTATTGGCAAGACATACGGAGAACTGACAGATTATACAGCAATGTCAGGTTATTGGCTATATGAAGTTGTTGTTGATGATGACGGCAGTGATGAAACAGGTATTGGAACATATGCAAAGCCTTTTAAAACGATTGAAAAAGCTTTGAGCATAATACCAAAACGGTTTGACCTGAATGATGACGAGTTGTTTCATTTATCTGTAAATCCAGGAACTTATACTTACACCCCATATTACACAAGCGATACGGATTATAGTTTCGGAGGATTTTCTATTAAAGATTTTTACGGAACAGGAATATTCAATCTTTCTCTTGCAGATGGAGTGAACCTGCAATTAACAGGAACTTACAATGCCAGTATTACTGGAAATATTTTAAGTGTTAGTAATTGCAGAATTCCTGTTTTTATTAACGGGGCTTCAGTTGGAACGACAAAGCTATCTTTTGAAATGACTGATGTGGGGAATAATTACCATTGTGGTTTTATAACTGTGCGCAATAGCCATGTGAGATTATCAAATCTTACGCTGGAAAATAACAACTCTTACGCATCTGGCAAAACGGCTTATACTTACGATATGCAGGTTGCAGATGGTTCTACATTGGAAACTGTTGATGTGGTTTATACAGAGGGGAAAGAAGGGACAGTTACTTTTCGGACTGATAATACTTCTATTGTAGAAACTGACGGAAATTTAATAGGCGCAACGGCTCTTACACGGACTTACTCTACGAATGTGTTTGTTATTAAAGATGATTATGTTTACCCTTTAGTTAGAAATGGTTTCTGGCTTTATGACAATGATTCAGATGGCGAGGTAATGGCTCTTTCTCAAATTAAAAATCTGAATGATATGGGATTACCCCGGCAGGTTCTTTCAGCTTCCACATCTTCAGATACGGGCATATACCTTCTGGACGGTGCAAGAACGACTTTTTATGACCTTACTCTTTCTGGAGATTGCCAGGCGGAGACGGTTGTTTTTAATGACGGGAAAAGCCCGCAGGACGGGGATAGTTTGATTATCAGGGTTCTTGCCAGCGGCGATGCACGAACTATAAGTTTTCTTGAAAGCGGCGACGGGACTTTTAAGTATGGAGCGACTTTAACATCCTCTGATGTAACTGCTACAGAAACAGACAAAGTTGATTTGATAGGCTGCCAATGGTTTGACAAGCTGAAAAGGTGGTTGATAACTGCTATTTCAAAGGGGTTTTAATATGAGAAAACTATTACTTATCCTGCTGTTTACAGGGCTGCTTTTTGCAGATGAATACACATCGGT